CCTCAGGGACCCAGGGGTAATGCGCAAGCTGAAGGAACGGACTCGGACTGACCGACCCGACCTAGCTTCTCAGCGAGAGCTGCGGAAGGAACAGCGCCGAGACGAACTGACGCACAACTATAAGGCGGCAAGGCGCGTGCGCGGTGAGGGTGGTCTGCGAAGGAGCTTTGCTCGGAAGAGGGCTGCATGACTGGCGAAGAACTCATAGCAAGTCTTAAAGCCCAGGGGTTTCACTATCTGACCGAACCAGAATGTCTTGCCTACCTCCAGGACGCCTACCTGTTGGACATTTGCGAGGGCGAGGATTGGCCACTCCTCGAAGCCTCCAAAGAAGGCACGGCACCGCTGGAAATCAAAGACCTGCGGACGATCGAATACGTCACCAATGTAACCCAGAATCACAAGCTCGAACCGCTGACTCCCGGCCGGATTTCCGACGACTTCACGCCCAACCTAACCACGGCCGGATCTCCAGAAGTCTATTACCTGACCGAAGGGAACACGGTCAACGTCTACCCGACTTCTACGACGGACAAACTCGCCGTGCGCTACTGGCGGGTTCCCGAAGACCTCACCACTTCGACTGAACCGCTGCTTCCTAAACGCTGGCATTCGCTGATCGTAGAAGGAGCGCGAGCGAGGGCCTACACGAACCCAGACGACTGGGAACTCTCGAACGCGGCTGACGCTAAGTTTCAGGCCAACCTCCAGAAGATGCGTGAATCGCTGCTGAGTCAACAGCACGATATGCCCGACGATCATGTTGTCGTAGAAGACCCCGCGGCCCTACGATGAGCGTCCGGGGGCTGACTGGCTACCCGCAGCAGGGATTCGGGGGGGGGCTCAATCTCCGTGACAAGGCGGACTCGGTTGATCTAGCACAATGCGTAGACGCGCGCGATGTGCTCTTCACGGATCGAGGGGCAATCGAGCAACGCCCAGGCTACGACAACCTCACCGCGGCCCTTGCGAACCGCGTAGCGAGCCTGGAACCGTTCTATACGACCGGAGGAACCAAGCAGCTCATGGCGGGATGCGGGACGCGCCTAGAGACGCTTAGTACCGCTGGGGCCGTGGTTGATTCGGAGACGGGCTTAACTAGCGCCGTATGGGACTTCACCCGGTTTGGGAAACCCAATGCAGAGGTGGCTTACGCAGGCAACGGCACCGACACGCTGCGCAAATGGAACGGCTCTGAATGGAGCGCTCCAACTGCAACCGTCAACGGCGAAGCCGCCAAAGCAATGCCAAAGGCCGGGTCTATCTGTGTTTGGCCGTCCGGGGGTAACCGGCTCGTAGCTACGCGCTTTTCAACCACGACCGGGGGACCGGGGGGAGCAACCTCCTCCCCCGATCACGTCTGGTTTTCCGATCCTGGGAACCCCGAGGCTTGGCACACGACCGAACCGGAAGAAAACGACGCCCAGCTTTATCCAGGCAACGGCGAGGCGATCCAAGCCTGTATCGCCTGGAAGGAATTTGTCTTCGTCTTCAAGGAAACGAGCTTCTTTGTCTTCTACTCGGTGGGTGGTGCAGAAGGCTCTCCGGTATTCAACTTCAGGCCTATAGACGCAGGCGTGGGAATGGTCTCTCCTCGTGCTGTTGTGGCCCACTCAACCGGGATCTACTTCATGGCTCGCAATGGTGTTTATCGCACCACCGGGCAGGAGCCTGAACTGATCTCCTCGCTAGTTGAGCCGATCTTCTCCGGCGAAGCCTCTCCCTTCTACACGGGAGGAACCCTGGCTCACGGGTCAATCACCAACTGCGCGATGGGAACTTGGGAAGAACGGATCTACCTAGCGTTCCCCACCGCAGAAGCAAACAACCGGGTCCTCGTCTACGACCCCCGGTTTGAATGGTGGAGCCTGCTCGCTATACCTGCTTCGTGTCTTGCGACCTTCCGCGTTGGCTCGACCGAGGAGTTGGTCTTTGGTTACGCCTCGGGGGAAAACAAGATTGGGCGCCACTCGCAGAGCTTCACCAATGACGACGGGTCGGCGATCGAATCACATTGGCGCTCCGGCTGGGCAGACCAAGGAAACCCAGACCGCAAGACGATGCGCGAAGGAAAGTTCTGGGGAACGGGAGTTGTCTCAGTCGGTCTGGACTCTGACTTCGTGATCAACCTCGGTGCGGTGGAGACCCTAGATATGTCTGGTTCTACCGGATCGACCTTCGGTGGCGAAGGGTTCTTCGGTGGCGAAGGACTTTTCGCAGATAGCGCCAACGCACTCATTGGCGTGAACTCGCGCGAAGCGTGCAACGAACGAGGCACGACCTTCTCTACCTACTTTGCGAACTCAACTCTAGACCAGGGCTGGTCAATTCACCGCATGGATCTGCTCCTGCGGGAGATCTCCAAGCCCTCAACCATCTCTACGTAGAAAGGCGCCATGGCTGGCACTCTTGAAATCCCGAGTATCGGTGAGAAAAACACGACCGCCGATCCCAAGCTAAAAACGGGTCTTGAAACTTTCAATAACCTCCTCGACAGTTCAAACAAGGTTACTGATACGGGTTTGGCAAGTCCGAATAACTCGGCCTATAGGTCACTCCTCACCGCGCAGAGCATCTTCCGCTCCGAACAAGCGGCGGGAACGTACGCTATAGGAATTGGAAACTCGGGCAACAATGTAGCTAGCGGTGTGAATTTGATCGTGGGTAGTGTTGGCGGAATCCCTAGCATCTATTTCTCAAGTTCGGACCTCGAAGTTGCGGGAAAGACTCAGAAGCTCCGAATTCGAGCACAGGCGGCCGTCAACGCTACCAAACCAACTATCAAATTTACCGTGGGTCTCTATCCGATAACGGTAGCTGGAGGAGTAAACGAATTAAAAATTACCCTCGGCACCGTTGTCTCAGGCTCCATCGTTGAAATCAACGAACCGGCTGCGTCTACGGTGACGCAGGTCGTAAATTCAGATTTCACGATTCCAGTCAACGGCGCTTACGTGCTTGGCGTGGTTACCAGTGGAACTTTGACTGCGGGTTCAACCCTGGAGTTGGCGGCACAGCTCCAGACGCGTAGCGTCTAGGCGCTAACGTCGTACGTATCGGTATTCGACACGTAGGTTTATTGGTGCTTTAAACGAGACGTAATCCAGGCGACCACGTAGACCGCAAGCGTGAAGCGCAGCCGATACATCGGCGCTCGCATAGGAAGCATCGCAATCACCGGGAAGCAGACGATAGGTCAGTTGTTTGTTCCCCTCGTAAATGTTGAGATACAGCAGCCAGGCTTCCCCCGCGGCGCCTTTAACGTTCCAATGCTGAACACGGGTAGTTGCGCGAAGATGTGCAACGCAGCGGACGTGTGAGCACGGAGGTTTTTGTGCTCGTGCAGTGGCAGGCCAAGCGGCGACCAGCAATGCGGCAAGAACTATAATTCGGAGTCGCATGGGAGATTCCTTCCTATGCCGGCCCCGGAGCGCGTTATCGCTGCCGGGGCATTTTCATTATCGCTCCGACGATCAACTGCATAACGTGCAGCAGCATGACGCCTATGTAGAGAACGCCAAACGCTGCGATAGACCAGATCGTCATGAAACGGATTATGTCGAGCATTTGACCACTGTAGCACTACTCAGCAGGGCCGTCTAGGCAGAAAGGTCACATCCATGGGCAACTGGCCCCTACCCGGCGGTCCCGTCAAGGAAGATGCCGATGATCAGAACTTCCGGGCTTTGTCGCGAAAGGGTGGCGAACTTGAAGAAGGTGTCGTCGCCATCGAAAAAGAAGGGCTCCCGGCCTCAGGGAAAGCGGGAGGTGTCCTCAGTGGCGAATATCCCAACCCTGGCTTTGCCACTGCGCAGGCGACGGTCGCTGAACTCAACAGCGAGTCTTCAACCCGCCAATCAGCCGATGAAACGCTAACGACCAATCTTGCCACCGAGAAAAGTGCTAGGGAAACTGGAGACGCAGAACGAGTAAAAGGGCCCGCCTCTGCTACCGAATCAGACATTGCCGTCTACAACGGCACCACGGGGAAGATCGTCAAAGACGGCGGGAAAACGGTCGCTCAGGTACTTGCACGTGAAAATCACACTGGGACGCAACTCGCAGCTACCGTCTCTGATTTTGATACGCAGGTTAGGAAATCGACTCTCAATCAGATGGCTGCGCCCACGGTCGATCTCTCGATCGCGAGCCACAAGGTCACCAATGTTCTTGACCCGACTGAAAACCTCGATGCGGCGAACAAGGAGTATGTAGACGCAGCCGCCGCGGCTGCTGCCGCGGGCCTCTCGGTTAAGAACCCGGTTTCTTACGCCAGCACGTCAGCGGTTACCGCAACCGCCGAAGCTGAAAAAACCCTTGAAGGAACTTGTCCGATCACGCTCGACGGGGTTTCTGGGTTCACCGTCGGCACCCGCGTCCTTCTCAAGAATCAGGTAAGCGAAAAACGTAACGGCATCTACGAAGTAACCAAAGACGAATGCTTTGGTGGCGAAGGAAAATTCGGGGAAGAAGGAAAATTCGGGGAAGGCTCCAAATGGCTCCTTACTCGCACCTCAGACGCCGACTCTGAATCTGAGGTCAAACAGGGGATGTTCGTCCTCGTCACCCTCGGAACGACGAATGCGAGCACGACCTGGATTCTGACGACTGAAAACCCGATCGTCATCGGAACGACGGCGCAGACCTTCGCTGCTTTCACCGCTCAGCCAACGGGGCCAGCCGGAGGGAGTCTTGCGGGGACCTATCCCAATCCTACGATCGGAGTAGGAAAAGTAACCAGCTCCAACATCGAAGACGGTGCGATTGTCAACGCTGACGTAAACTCGGCCGCCGCCATCGTCTACTCGAAGCTGAACC